AAAAAAATCAAACCCTTTATTAATATCTTCTAATGTTAATATTTTTTTAATAGATTCTGGTTTACAAAATACTCTTCTACTATGAGCTATTTTAGTTTTAGTGAATAATATTTCAATATCTCTTCCGTATGATTTGAAATATTGTATCTTTTTTTCAAACCAATCAGACGTTATATTATTATCTATATCAATACTCCATCCATTATCTTTTACTTTTTTTATAAATATTTTCATTAATTCTTCGCCAGTATAACTATCTATTTTAAATCTCCAAATAAATCTAGATTCTAAACCTTGATTATAATTAAAAAAACATTCATTTAATTCTTTTTCATAACCTGCTATAATAACCATTAAGCTATCTTTATAATCGCTTAATGCTTCACATAATGTATCAATACATTCTTTTGAAAAACTATCTTTTTTTTCTTCATTTCCTAATGAATATGCTTCATCTATAAACAATACTCCTCCTATACATGATTTTATCAATTCTTTTGTTTTTATAGAAGTCTGTCCAAGGTATCCTGCTACCATATCACTTCTAGTTGCTTTTTTAAATGTTTCATTTTTTAAAATTCCTAATTTACTATATATTTTTCCAAGAATCTTAGCAACTTCTGTCTTTCCAGTACCAGGTGGTCCATATATAACGGTATGCATGAAATCACCGCTATTATTTTTATTTTTATGTAATCCTTGAATAAAATATAATATTTGGTCTAACACATGTTCTTTTAAAGAAGTCATACCAATCATATTATTTAATTCAATAAGATGATGTTTTATTTTATGAATACTGGCTATATCTATATTATAAGAAACATTTACACATATTGGATTATCATTTATCATTTTGATTAAATCATCTAATGAATTGATTTCAACATCAATTACTTTATTTTCAATGATATAATTATTTATTATAGTTGTCTCATTTGGATTCATATTATTTCTATTATTTGTATTATTCATATTATTTATAATATTTATATTATTATATTTATTAAATATGAATCGTTCATAATTATTATATGAATAATAAAATAAATCTGAATAATTAAAATTTATCATGCTCAATCCATCATAAAATTTATTATTATAACTATAAATCGCATTATAATAATTATTATATGATAAATCCGCATTTTTAATCATATCTAATGATTTTACTATTTTATTAATATTACTCATTTTGAGTATTATATAATAAGTATTATAAATTATTTAATATGTTATTTATGATTTAAATATATATATTTTATTGAATATCATAAAAATTCATAATATGATTTAAAGATAAAATTGAATTACAATATTAAGCATAATAATCACTAAACAATTCTTATGTCATCCACGATAAGTGAATCCGTTCCATCAAATATGACGAATATGTCAAATGCGATGGAATATATCGAAGAACCATGGGATATTATTGGTTCGTATTTTAAGGGACATCACTTGAAACAATTGGTTAGACATCAAATTGAATCATATAATGATTTTGTAACACAACAAATTCAAAGAACTATTGATATGTTTAATCCTGTCCATGTTCATTCAGAGCATGACTATAATAAAACATTGAATAAATATAATCTAGAACTGTTTATCAATTTTGATAATTTTAACATATATAGACCGCAAATTCATGAAAATAATGGAGCAACTAAGTTAATGTTTCCACAAGAAGCTCGCTTGCGAAATTTTACATATGCGTCTAATATGACAATTGATATAAATATTAAATATGTAATTAGAAATGGTGAATCATTAGAAAATGTTCAATCGCTACACAAAAAACTACCAAAGATACAAATTGGTAAACTTCCGATTATGTTAAAGTCTAATATTTGTGTATTGAATCAATATACTCATATTGATAATAATATTAGTGGAGAGTGTAAAATGGACCCTGGTGGTTATTTTATCATTAATGGTTCTGAAAAAACTTGTTTAGCTCAGGAAAGAGCAGCTGAAAACCAAGTATACTGTTTCGATATTTCAAAAAATAATAGTAAATGGAGTATGATGGCTGAAATAAAATCTGTTCCAGATTGGAAATGTATTTCCCCTAAACAAATTTCAATGATGATTTCGTCAAAAAACAACGGGTTTGGTCATAGTATATTTATTCAAATTCCTAGGATTAAACAGCCAATCCCTCTATTTGTTATTTTCAGAGCGCTTGGTGTCGTAACAGATAAAGATATTTGTAAAAAAATTGTTCTAAATCTAGAAAATGAAAACTATGAAAAAATTTTAGAAGAATTGAAAGCATCTATTGTAGAATCGAATAAAATTTTGACAAAAGAAAGTGCCTTGGCTTATATTACTCAATATGTAATGTACACGCCAATGCATATGGATAAGGAAACAGGAAATCGTAAAAAATCAGAATTTACAATTGAGGTTATTAATAATGATTTATTCCCACACTGTTCAACATTAGAACAGAAGATATATTTCCTAGGTTATATGGCAAATAAATTATTGAGATGTTATTTTGGTTATATTGACACTGATGACCGTGATTCATATTTAAATAAACGAATTGATTTGACTGGAACACTTCTTAATAATTTGTTCAGAAATTATTTCAACAAGTTAGTAAAAGATATGCAGAAACAAATTGTAAGAGAGATTAATAATGGGTCATGGAGAAGTACAGAAGATTATGTAAATATTATTAATTTGACGAATATTTATAAAATTATTAAATCAAATACAATTGAAAATGGCATTAAACGTGCTCTAGCTACCGGTGATTTTGGAATTAAACAAGTCAATAGTAATAAAGTTGGTGTAGCTCAAGTTTTAAATCGCCTTACATATGTTTCTAGTTTGAGTCATTTGAGAAGAATTAATACTCCAATTGATAAGAGTGGAAAATTAATCCCTCCTCGTAAACTTCATAATACATCATGGGGGTTTTTATGTAGCGCGGAAACACCTGAAGGTGGTTCAATTGGTGTAGTTAAAAATCTTTCATATATGACACACATTACAATTCCATCTAATAGTAGTGGATTATATGATTTTGTAGAACCATATATTGAAACGTTTGATAAAATAAATTCAGATGAGATTGATAATCATGTAAAAGTATTTATAAATGGAACATGGGTAGGTATTAGTAAAAGTCCAATTGAATTATATCATTCATTAAAAGAGAAAAAATATAAAGGAATTATGAATATTTATACTTCAGTTGTATTTGATTATAAAAATAAAGAAATTAGAGTGTGTAATGATGCGGGAAGATTGACAAGACCTCTTCTTCGGGTTAATAACAATCATCTATTAATTAATAGTTCAGATTGTTTGCGTCTTAGAAAAAGCGAAATTTCATGGGATGATTTAATAACTGATGTAGCGCTTGATAAAACGGTTATTGAATATATTGACCCGGTTGAACAAAATAATAGTATGATTTCCATGGAACCAGGTGATTTAATTAAGGTAAAAACACCTTATATTTACAAGTATACTCATTGTGAAATTCATCCTAGTACAATTTTTGGTATCATTGCGTCGTGTATTCCTTTTCCGGAACACAATCAATCGCCTCGTATTACATATCAATGTTTAGATATTAATGAAACTGTACTACTAACAAATGGTGATAAAATTCCAATTAAAGATGTAAAAGTAGGTGATAATGTTGTATGCTTTGACCCTGAAACAATGGAAACAAGCTATACTAAAGTAGTACATCAATATGTAAGAGAAACTGATAAAAAATTATACAAAATTAAAACCATTACTGGAAGAGAAATTATTGCTACAGAAGACCATAAATTTATGACAATTGAGGGTTGGAAAGAAGTTAAAGATTTCGTTGAAAATGATACATTTGTTGGAATTATGCCTACACAAACACATATGGAAATCATGAATAATATATCAAATGATTCTTCAATCTTAATTATTGATGAAAATATTTTTAGAAATACTCTAATTGATTTAGGAATTGAACTTAGTTATATTAATAAACAAATCGTAAATTTAGAAAATGCTGGATTGCTTCCTTTATATAGTTCTAATTATAAATTACCAATCTTGGCAAGAATATTTGGATTTATATTAGCAGATGGGTCAATTAATATTTATGAAAGAAATACGAAATATATCTCATGTAGTTTTGATTTCGGAACAGAATATGATGTAAAACAGTTTGAAGAAGATTTACAGCAATGTGGATTTAATAAATGTAAATATAACAACAGTGAACGTATCTTTAATAATGTTATTCATAAAACATTTTCAGTTACACACAATGGAGCACTACCATCTCTATTAATATCGTTGGGAGTTACATATGGTAAAAAAACTGAAACAATGAGAAATCCTATTCCTGAATGGATTATGAATGGTTCTTTATTAGTAAAACGTGAATTTCTTAGTGGATTTCAAGGAGGAGATGGATGTAAAATTCGTTGGAATAAATTAACAAACAATAAGGGTTATAATTTTGTTTGTGCTGAAACATCACAACAAATCAATCCAAGTCATACAGAATCTTTAGTATACTTTATGAATCAATGTGTTAAATTATTATCAGAATTTAATATTGATGTAAAATTAAATGATGTATATTATATTGATAGTAAAAGAAATAAGATATCATATAAAATTTCAGATAGTCAACAAAATTTGATTAACTATTATAATAATATTGGATATAGATATGCCTTTACTAAAAACATAAACTCGTTTATTGTAATTGAATATTTGAAATATAAAAATTTATCTCATATAAAATATACAACCAGAATTAAAAATATCAGGAATTTGATTGACCAAAATAAAACAAACACATATATTTCGAATGTATTATCTGAAAAAGTAAGTTATATTTCTGATGTTAGACGCAGTTATTTGAATAATAAACGGATTGGAATGTTTAAATTGAAAGATGATACAATCGACCAATGGTTCAAAAATATAAAAGTTATTAATGGAATGGTATTTATGCCCGTAGTATCAGTTATTGAAATTGAAAATAGACTAGTGTCAGATATTACGGTTGAATCTGAAAATCATAGTTTCATTGCTGGAAATAATTTCTTATCCAGTAATTGTGCGCAAGGCAAGCAGGCAATGGGTATGTATGTAACAAATTTTGACAATCGTATGGATAAAACTGCCTATGTATTGACATATCCAATGAGACCGCTTGTTGATACACGCGTTATGAATCTAATTCAATTAAACGAAATTCCGTCGGGTTGTCAAGTTGTTGTTGCGATTATGACTCATACTGGATACAATCAAGAAGATAGTATTCTGTTTAATAAAGGTTCAATTGATCGTGGGCTATTTCAAGCGACAATTTTCCATACAGAAAAAGATGAAGATAAAAAAATTCATGGTGATGAAGAAATTCGTTGTAAACCAGACCAATCAAAAACAAAGGGAATGAAGTTTGGCAATTATAATAAGATTGGTACGAATGGTGTAATTCCAGAAAATACTCTTGTAGAAAATCGTGATATTATCATTGCTAAAGTATTACCTATTAAAGAAAATCGCAATGACCATACAAAACTCATTAAATATGAAGACCAGAGTATTATTTATAGAACAATTGAAGAATCTTATATTGATAAGAATTATATTGATAGAAATGGAGATGGGTATAATTTCTGTAAAGTTCGAATTCGCACATTAAGAAAACCTGTTATTGGAGATAAATTTTCATCACGTCATGGACAAAAAGGTACAATTGGTAATATTATTCCTGAAGAGGATATGCCATATACACAAAGTGGTATTAAACCTGATATTATTATCAATCCACATGCGATTCCTAGTCGTATGACAATTGGTCAATTAAAAGAAACTGTATTGGGTAAAGTCTTATTACAACTAGGATTGTTTGGAGATGGCACTGCTTTTGGTAAATATGATGTTAAAGATATTTGTAAAGAATTACAAAAAGTTGGATTTGAATCCACTGGAAATGAAATCATGTATAATGGATTAACTGGTGAACAAATCGAAACATCTATCTTTATTGGTCCAGCATTTTATCAAAGATTAAAACATATGGTTAATGACAAACAACATAGTCGTAGTATTGGTCCTATGGTTAATCTTACTCGTCAGCCGGCGGAAGGTCGTTCAAGAGACGGAGGTCATCGATTTGGAGAAATGGAACGCGATTGTATGGTATCACATGGAGCATCACGATTTACAAAGGGACGTTTGTATGATGCGTCTGATGCGTTTAGTGTTCATGTTTGTAAAATGTGCGGTATGATTGCGTCATATAATGATGAAAAACATATCCATCATTGTAGAACATGTGATAATCGTGTTGATTTTGATTATGTTGAAATTCCTTATGCTTGTAAACTATTATTCCAAGAATTAGTTACAATGAATATTGCTCCTCGTATCATGACATAAATGATTTACAAAATATAAACGTATTGTATAAACATAAATTATATAAATTATATAAATTATATAAAATGTATAAAATATAATTTTTTTATTCATTTGAACCACTTTTTCCTACAGGAAAACCATCATCACCTGGTTCCCAAGATGTTTCAGGTAATGTACTACCTACATTAGAATAAGTAACTTGATTTTTATAATTTGTCAAAGGGACATATGGATTCAAATATAAACCAATTGGTTTTCCAGGAACATCAGACGCATATGTAGGATTTATAATAATTAATGGTTGTACTGTATTTGTATTACATACTAAGGTATTACCGATTAAATTTAAATTATTTGTATTTGGGTTTGACACATTAATTCCTTGTGTTGCCCATGTTTTTTTACGTGTTAATAAACCTCTATTTAACATTGACCATTGTTGTTTTTGTGTAAGATTATTTTGATTTTTTTTATATTTTAATATTTCAGCTTTTCTCCTCATATTTAACTCGAAATTTGAAAAGTTTTCCCCTGTACAAACCAATCGTGCCCTACTCCAAGGAGGACCTGTATATGTAGACCAATCGAAATTACAAAAATTAATATTGCTCATCAATAATTATATAAAATACATATATATAATTATCGTATAATTATATTAAGCTACATTTGAACTATTATTATTAAAATACCATCTTAGTCCTAAATAAGGATTATACTTTTGTGATTTTGATTCACTTCCACTGATTAATACTAAGTTAGGTCCCTTTCCTAATAATTGTTGTATTTTATCAGTTCCAATAGCATAATTGAAATATTTCAAATCCGATGTATTGCCGTCAAAGCCACCATTCATGGAAACGAATACATCGCCATAGTTTTGTTTTGGAACACTCTTCAATATATGTCTTCTTGCTAAACTTCCATTAATAAATACATCTAAAATATTACCATTACATCTTAATATAATATTCATCCATTTTTTGATAGGAATATTATCAATTGTTACCTCCTCTGTTACATTTTCGAATGTATTCATGACAACAGTGATGCTATTTGTATTTGGTCCAATATATAACCCAGGAGCATTATTAGGAGAAACCATACCATTTAGATTATTATTACTTTGATTTGTGATTATATGGTCATCGCCTTTATGGAATACATGACGGTATTGTCCATTTTTATATGTTAAATTATTAATGTAAACCCAGACAGACCATGTGAATTCAATACCACCACTTTCATTATCAGAACGAATAATGGGAATACTGTCTTTCACATTTGGGTCTTGTGATATTATATGCATTTCTTTTGAATCAATCATACCATCTATTAAGGTGGGCGTTTTTGATGGAGAAAATATCCATCCTAACAGCGCAATGCCTAAACGTAATGCTACTATAAATATAAATAATATTAGTAGTAAAAATGATATCCTAGCAATAATACTATTACTATTTAAAAAATCTTGATTACCATCTAAATAATTATTAGAACCATATGGTTGAAATGTATTCGCTTGATAAACATTTCTGCTAAATGGGGGTCTGAATCTATTAAATGTTGACATCTATATATAATAATTAAGATAATTACATAAACTATAATTAATTATCTTAACTATTATAATAACTATTTTTTATAAATAATCATTTAAGGAGGAGTTTGATAACTTGCTCTTACTTTATTGTTTTCTAATATAGATAATTTTACTTTATATTTATTAAATAGATTCATTGAACCACCATTTCCTTTTCTATAAATGTTCCAAGCGTCTTGAGGGTTTGATGCTTTAGCCCAAAATTCTATGTTTGATGTAAATCCAGAAAACCCACCGTTAGGTGTAATAATGACTGGAGCATTTCTTGCTATTTTTGCTACACCAGGCATTACGCATGTTTTTACAAGTTTTCCATCTAAATAAACATCAAGAGTTCTATTATTTACACTCACTAAAGCATTTACCCACGACTGAATAGGTACATTCTTTACGGTGCAGTTAAATGTTTGGGTAGCTGTACTAGCACCTGCTACATCAGTATTTGGATATGTTTCAACTGATACAATTAAATCATTTTGATGAGAACCTAATGAAATTTTCGGGCAAGGTTTACCTTTATTATCTATTCTTTGTAATAATGTTTTTGTTTGACCGTATTTATAATTCCAATCTTGTACATAGAACCAAATAGAATAAGTATAATTACTGCTTGTAGAAGAAACCAATTCTTTTGAAGGTAAAACTACTTCTACATTACCGTCATTTAACTGACTTAATTGATTTTGATTTTTAAATACTTTACTGAGTAACGCAATAATGGCAAAAATTACTAATATAGTTACAGCTATTCTGACAAAATCCATTTTTATATTATATTATTAGAAATTTTCTAAAGTATTACAAATATTACAAATGTTCTATAAGGATTATAAATAATCATCAAATATATTTTCATATTTTATATTTTTGTAGTTTTGTATATCCATGCCACTTTATCTTTTGATATTGTTTTATTATAATAATTTACATCTGAAATGAATCCATATATACCATTGTTTTTTCCTATTGTAATATTATCATAACTCATATATGGAACTACATTTTTCACTGATAAAATTAAATTGTTATCAATAAATATATCCATATATCCAGCCTGATAATTTATAACCAAATTAATCCATTTTTGATATGGTAAATCTTTTGTTTTGTATACTATTTTATCTTCTTGGCCTATCTTAGCAG